GTCGTACAGCTTCAACTGGAACTCAAGTCCCTTAAGTAGCCTATCGTGAAATTTTCCTTGCTGCTCACAGGCCTGTATGAGCAGTCGAGTCTTTAGGGCTTTTTCCTCGGAATCCATCGTTTCATCTTGAAGCTCCTCCCTGAGTTGCTCGCCCACCTCAAACAATGATATGTTCTGCCTAAGGTTTAGTTTCTGCGTAACACGCAGCCCTTCCGCCATGAACATTCCAATCGAGTCATCAAATTCTTTAAACACCTCCAACTTGGGTGCATTGTTTGGGTTAGAGAGCATAGACTTGATGTCTTTCTCAAAGGCCTCCCTCCCATTTTTATCCAAAGCATCTAGTAACTTTTTGTTTTTCACCTCAGTAGATTCCTCCCTAACCATCACTTCAGCTTGATCAGGTAGTGGATCTGCCGTTCCGTTTTGTATCCAGATGGCTCTTAATTTTTGATCAGTCGATACTCTTTTCCTTATGTAATCATTCCGAACACCAAAATGCTTAGCGACCATTCCGTAGTCACCCTTGAAATCAACCATAGCTTGCCCTAGTAGTTCCGTGCTTACTTTATGACTTTTTGGCATTCTCTAATATTTTTATGATTGGTAAAAAGGTAGTATCCCAGTGGCCCGACTGCTTTAAGTAACTAAACTTGCCCGAACTGCGAGTGTACGCCTGTGTTCGATTTCGGTCATAGCAATTAAATGGGTCAAAGTTGCAGCCTTCGCAAAAAGACCTTACCTTACTTATCAGTAAGTCATCCCAGTGCGTCATTCTACTTATCTTGACCACCTCGGAAACAGGCATCTCGGCGCCTACCGCAATCTCCTGATCTGACATTGCGCGAACATGCTTAGGAGAGAATTGCCTCCTCGCAAGAAGTCTAACTAAGGCAGGAGGGTATTCCTCAAGTATCTGCCATGGTGTTTTTTTTCCACTCTTGGATATTTTCATATACTGGTTTCATTTCGCCCCACCCTTTGTCGGTGGTTCCGATAATAACATGCTTTTCTTTATCGCAGCGTTTACCGACCAGAATCCAGTCATCACAATACTCACCTACTGTAGATCTAATTCTATCAAATAGGTCAAAAGCCTCCACTTTTGATTTTTCAATTTTCTTTTTTTGCCAATCCATAGATTTTAAAATCTACATATCCAGCGATATTTGCAACACTAATTTTCGTGTAACCATAGGAATGCGCAAGGGTTCATGCAGGGATAATACTAAAAAACTCATCAGACTCTTCCTTGCCCACTCTGTTATTTTTATAATTAGAAAGGAATACCTCGCTACTCATATGCCCCATCGTGTCGAGAGCCCACTCAAAATCTTTCCAGTACCCGTAGCTTCCAAATGAATGCCTTGCACCATTTGCAGGATAAGTAAAACCCTCACGATAACTTGTTCCATGCTTGTACCCAAATGCACGTCCCGCCGCTAAAGCTCTCGCTTGACTAAGTGCATTATATGTAACGGGATTAACCATGCCCTTGCCATCCTTTGGTATCCACTCCCATAAGTTCTCGGGAGGAATAATCCATCGCTCCCTTCCGGTCTTAGTGCGTTCTGCCATTAAGCCTATACGCTTACCCCATTGAATATCGGAATATCTGAGCATTTCCATTTCGATCTCAGCACGGATACCCGTGAAAAACATAACCGCCAATGCCGGTCGGTACTTTTTGTGAATAGCACCAAGTATTCCCCTAGTCTCCTCTACCGAGCAAATGCCTGGTAATTTAGCAAACTGCTTCTTTGTGGTTTCTATCTTCAGACCCTTATTTACCGTGGAATACCAATCCTCTTTGTTTTGCCCGTAATCCTTGGATCCGCACCATGCCATAAAAATCTTAACTGCACCACCATACCCAAGCTTTGTTTTGTGCGACCATTTCCCGGAGTTCACGTATTTCATGTAATCCCCTGTTGTCACTTCACTAACCAATCGATCCTCCCCGAACCATCGCAAGAACTTCATAACCCGATCCTCGGTGGTTGCCTTTCCTTTCTGTCTTGGCTTGTGGTCGTTATCATTCCTTTTTCCGTAATCTAATATGTATTCATGGAATGCAACCGATAGAATTGTTTTGTCACCCGCGGGTTCTTTTCTGGACTTGCCTGCTATCCATTCATGCTCATCAAACATCTTCGCCTCGGCATAACTGTCGAAAAACTTTCTGTATCGCTTACCCGACTTACGGATATTTATAACCCATCGATCCTTACCTCTTACATTTACTTTAGTTGGTTTTGCCATTTGTTGCCCTTGTTGCCCATTCTGTTGCCCATAAAACACTCATATCGTGGTATATTTAGGTATAGAGTGGTAAAATATAAGTCTACAAAAAAAAAGACCCTCCCGAAGGAAGGTCTCTATTTAAGCGGGATTCCCGCTAGTTATGAATGGCACACCCGGAGGGAGTCGAACCCCCAACCTCCTGGTCCGTAGCCAAGTTTTAATCGTCTATTTTACTAGGACTTGGGGTCTCGTTGCCAATTTGTTGCCACTTTGGGTCTACAATCCACTGATCCACGACCCATATGTTTCCGGTCAATTCGTATAGTCTATTCTTGAGGTGTAGCCGAGAGTGGCGAACATTAGTCAAATCAGCGTCATAATTAGCCTCGTACTGGTAGATCAGTGAAACCAATACGAGTACTGCTACGGCAATCATACTTGCGAGGATTCCAATGAACCTTATTTGCCGAGAAAGCTTTTCAGTTTTCTTGGCAATGTCATGTGTTTGCATTATTTCCTCTCCATTCACTTGAACCTTAGTTATCTCTCCGTCAAAATGGGTATTCCATTCTTCGGACTCCTTGAAGACAGTTATTTTATTTAATAGGGGAGAAGTCATATATTTTATTTATTTTCTGCTTAACTGCCATGCGAACTTGTCAATTTGCATGGCGTTAGTTTCAGGCACCTTATTGCCAGTGTTTGTTATTAGTTGTGTATATTGTTCTACCGAGTCAGCTACATAAGCTCCTACGGTTTTTTTAGTTACAAGAAGGGATTCTTGCATTTGCTGGTAGATTTCCAGCGGAATGCGAGTGTTAATCGCTATGTACTCTTTTTTTGATGCTTTTTTCATGGTCTATTTATTTTGTGTCGATGGGGCAAGTTCAGGCACGATAAATTAAGGAATGTTACAAAGTGATAAGAATGTCAAGTATTTATAATATAAAATAATAGATATTTAACATTTTGCATTTATTTTACGAAAATAAAAGATTTTTCTTTTCTTTATCACAATGTGCGTGTACAACCCTCTCCATGACAAGAAAAAGTGTGGATGAACAAACAATGATCAAGAAGGGGGAGGCGGCGAGAATGCTAGGATTCGGCAATACTGCAGGGTACAAGTATCTCGATTTTCTTGCCCTTCATAAAGTAATAATGCCGGTATTCCTGCCGGGAATTAAAACCCCAAGGTATATGCGCGAAGAGGTCTTAGCGATAGCTGACCGAGAGCCTGCAGAAATACCCGAGTTTAAAGTAAATTAACAAAAGGAGGATTGTTATGGATATACCAAATCTAAGCGGTTTCGCTGACCCCCAGAATGTCAGCAAAAAAGGAACAGGAAGTTTTTCTGCTTCCTATATAAATTGGGCAAGAACATTACATGATATTCGCGAGAATGCTAATGGATGGATGCCGGAAATGGTGGAGAATATCCACGGAGAAGAGGTTCACCCTGCCCCTGATGGGAGTGCGTACCTAGTAATTAGATTTCGTCATGTAGATGGAACTAAGACTACAGGCATTCCGCATGCCATTATGGATCATAAGATGAAGTCCGTAAAAGGTGATCTTGTGGGAGCCCGTGATGTTGCTGATTCATTTGTTCGTGGTGCGTGTAAAGCCGCCGCCGCATTATTTGGGTATGGATGGCAGATGTGGTCAAAAGACGATCCTATGGAGCGAACCGCAGAAGAAGACAATGCGATCGCCGAGGAAAGAAAAAATGTAAAGATTGGAAAAATCAAACAATCTCTCGCTCAATCTGAAGATGAGGTTAAGTATGTTGGAAATGATATAGTTGATCAGCACTCAACTCCACAGGGTTGGCTTGAAGAGAATGATCCAATAGCCGTACAAGAAGACGTACAGGAAGACTCATGGAAAAGCGTAGTTTGCCCTTTCCCTAAACATAAAGGCAAAACACTAGGTAATATTGCCGATGAAGATCCTAGTTACTTGAAGTATTTTGTCAGCAAGGTTGATACAATTGAGAATGATGATTTAGCGAATGCTCTTAAGGCTTTTGATAAGTCATCAAATCAAGATGGTCACCAAGGCTTTGATAGGGTTGCGTAATGGTTAGTCAAGATAGAGGTGACGCTCCATCTGCGTCCAAAATATCTGCGATTATAAAATGTCGAGGATACCACAAGGCTAATTTAATGTTTCCTTGGGTGGGCGAAAAAAGTGCTGCTAATGAAGGTACAATAAGGCATCAACATGAGGAAGACCAAACACCCCTAGATGAAATCTTAGATGACGAGCAAAGAATGTGCGCTCTTCGGTCAAGGCAATCGCTTGACTGGTGCAGGGACGAGCTTGGTCTTAAAGAAAATTCCACCAAAATTGAGCGTGAATTAAGATTATGGTGGGATGACAAGTGGTCGGGACAACTCGATTATTTAGAGACTTGGTCTAAGTTGGGAAAAATGGATGAGGGGTTAAAAGAGTATGCTTTTCTAGCAGACTATAAAACACTAAGGGGTGATCATGACCCTGCTCACATAAACCTACAGTTGTTAGCTCAAGCCGTATTGGTTCATAAGAATTTTCCGAATGTCTCGGAGGTGTTTGTGGCCTTAATAGAGCCTTTCAAGGAGCCGATGTACACGACTGCAAGTTACACGGAAGCTCACCTTAGGGGTAAGGGCGAGTGGATAACTGAAGTAGTGGATGAAGCAATGAGTGAGAACGCTCCTAGGACAGCGGGGCCGTCGCAATGCAAATGGTGTTCGGCGGTTCCGTTTTGCCCGGAAGCAAGAAATTTAATGACAGTAATAATGGAGGGAAAATATGGAAGATTGGTTAAAGGATGAGGACTTAGCGGAAGCATTATCGATGGCGGTATTTGCTGAAACATTCGCTAAACAAGTAAAAGCAGTAGCTAAGGCTAGACTTGAGGCAGATGCCGAGTCAGTTCCAGGGTACAAACTCAGAAGTGGAGGTAATATATCTAGTTATGACGCTAAAGAGGTGGCTGATATTATAATGGAAACAAATGTGATTGAATGGAATGACCTACTTGAGGTGATGAAATTCTCAATGACACCCTTTATCTCCATTTGGTCTAAGCGCACAGGTATGAATAAGGCGGAGGCTAAAAAAGATCTACAGGAACGCCTTAAGGATATTGTAAGGAGTAAGACAAAATCTCCATCAATAATTAAATCTCATGCCCCAAAAAAATAGTGGAAAAGGGAGAAAAGATAACGCTAAGGGTGAACAAGAAAACCCCTTCACTGAATCAACTTTTGCGGTGGAATCAGTGGGATCGATTGAAGGAAAAAAAGGCGATGACGAAGGAGGTAGGTTTATCCATCGAGTCCGCATTATCTCAATGCGAGTCAGGATCTGTGACCCCGACAATCTCGTTGGGGGACAAAAGCATCTCATTGATGCGCTTAGGCTTGCAAGAGTTATTCCTGAAGATGATCCGCAAAGCATCTCCCTCCAAGTCTGTCAGAGGAAGGTCAAGAGCTACAAAGACGAAGAAACGTGGGTGGAGGTAAGTGTATGAATAGCGACAGAATATCATTCAGATTATCACCCGAGGCATTATTTAATCTTCAAGCTTTTACGAAAGCTACGGGTAAAAAACCTAGCGAAATTGCACGAGCAGGATTGGAGATTTACATGGCTCAATGCGGATGGAGGATACAATCAAATGTCGGACAGGTGTCGGACAGTTGTCCGACAAATAAAAAGGTTAAAAAAGTGCCAAATGTCGGACAGGTGTCGGACAATCCTCGCGTACACGCGGGGGATACTAATTTAGATTTATCTAAAGATAAATCGTCGAGTCCGACAAATAAGAAAAAAATATTGGTTCAATCTTGGTTCAAAAAGTTTTGGGTTCATTGCGATAACAATCTGTTCCCTAAAAGAGTTATCAAGACAATCTCAGAGAATTGGGAAGACTTAAAGGGATTAGCGCCCGAATCGGTAGCGAAAAAATACAACGCTTACTGCAATGGCGAGGCAATGAAGAACAAGCACTACAAGGAACCAAATAGTTGGTTGAATGATGGAGGTTACGAGAATGAGATTAAGGAAGAAAACAACAACGGAGGAGATTTAGCATATGACATTGAATAATTATAGTGACTACGATGCGGAGCGTGGATTTTTATCTACCTGTCGCCATGAAGATGATGAACCATCTTTTGAGATTTGGGCATACGGATTGGAGAGCGGTATAAGTGAAGATCACTTTTCTGACTTACCGATGAGGGAGTACTTCATATCTTTTAGGCAGGCAGAAAGGGATAATGACTTTGGGATGATTGGAGCTATGCAAAGACTCCCAAAGGGTTGGAGTGATGAGAATCCGGGATTTGTAACTAGCGTTTTAATGTGTTGTGAAACCACTGTGCGAGGCAAGGAGTGGGTCGATCGGATAGTGAAGGCCCATAAGTTTAGGGAGCTACAGAAATTATCATTAAAAATTCAAGACGAAGTCGATCAAGCTGGAAAACTTGATGACCCGACAAAGATTGCCGTAAAAGCTGAGGAGATGCTCGCTGACCTCATTCAACCAAGCACGAAAACCCTAGTATCAGCCAAGGAGTTAGCGGAGGCTACAAACTTAGCTATAAAGCTAGAGAGGGAAATGGGTGGGGCGACAATAACAACGAACCTTCCATTCCTAAATTCAATTCTCGATGGTGGCTTTAGGGCGGGTCAAATGGTCGTTGTTGCAGCCCGACCATCAGTAGGGAAGACGACATTATCGATGAATATTGCACATCATTCAAGCAACCAAGGAAAGAATATTTTATTCTTCAGTCTTGAGATGTCCAAGGATCAGCTCGGTAAGAAATTGGCGGCAATCGACCAAGGGGTTAATTTGTCAAAGTTTGCCGACAGAAGGGATAATGATGAGGACAGGAGGCTTTTGCAGAAAGGGCTAGAAAATATATCCGAGCTACCTATTTGGGTTGATGATGATCCTGCTCAAACCATATCCCAAATTCGCGCTCAAACAAAAACGATGAATAGGAAACATGGGATAGATGCTATCTTTATTGACTACTTGGGGCTAATGGAACCAGAGGATAAGAGAGATGTAAGGGAGCAACAAGTTGCTCAAATATCTAAGGCGTGTAAGAGGTTAGCTAAGGAGCTAAACTTAGTTGTATTTTTAGTATGTCAGCTCAACAGAGACTCCGCCAAGGCAGGGGGACCCCCTGCCCTTCACAACCTTAGGGAGTCGGGTCAGATAGAGCAGGATGCGGATATAGTCGTTATGCTTCATCGGGAAATGAGAGCAGGTGGAGATACCGAAACTACCGATATAATTATAAACAAAAATCGGTTTGGCCCAATTGGTCACACGAAAGATCGTGTAACATTTGACAGATTCACGCAAAGGTTTAGACAGAAGATGCCCGAACCGAGACTTAATTCAGAACCCAAACAAACTAGACAACCAATACAGGGAGATTTTGCAGAACCAATAGATAGATTATCATGAAGGAAATAATAGTAGATGTAACCAAATATCAGGCGCTTCAGTTAAAAAGGGGTGATTCAATAAAGGTTCAATTCGGGGATGTAATTTTGACCATTAGGGGACCCAAGAAAGATGATGATAAAAAGAAACTTTATTAAGGATCTAAGGGACTCACATAACAGTGTAATGGTTATGGCGGAGTATCTTCGTAATATGAATTATCAAGTTACCATGCTACCAACAAAGGAGCGTCCTAGTTTTGAGCAAAGAATGGATTTTCTTGATGACTGCGATCTCTACCTAAATATGCCAATTGAGGTAAAGCAAACTAAGCTAGTTGACTTCCCCAACGGATCCGAAGACTGGCCTAAATCATGGGGGGGAGTAAATGTTATGGCAGTTCATGCATGGGAATACAAAGACCCAAAACCTCTCTTTGTGGCAGTTCTTGATAAAACATGCAGTAACGCCGCAATAATTCACAAGGATACCGAAAAGTATTGGATCAAGAAGACTCAAACTGATCGGAGGGACGGCAGGAGTCAGCAAGTATTTAAGTGCCCGATTGATAAATGCAATTGGGTCAAACTAACAAAAAAAACATAATAAAATGCTAGGAGAAATATACACAAACATCATTGGAACGTCGGTTGCAGAACCAGAAATGAAGAAGGCGGGTACGAAGGACTTGCTCGTCTTGAGGTTGGCTGTAAATGAGAAAATAGGAGATGGAGAGAGATCATCATTCATAACGGTAAACTCATGGAGGGATAAGTTGAATGAAAAACTTATGCTGTTATCCCTCAAGGGTAAAAACTTGAAAATCCGGGGACCTCTTCATATTGAGGAATGGGAGAAAGATGGACATAAGTTCCAGAAGCCCGTGGTGACCATGGATAACTTAACATTTCTTGATAAGAAAGATGATTAGGAATGTCTTTCGATTTTTCTTTTTTATACCCAGGCGGGTGCGTCCTTTGTGGCGCACTCTTCTGGTGTGGAGTCGTATTTGCAGGGTATATCATAACTCAGGGTTGGAAGGCGTAAGGAGGAAAAAATGTCTACGATAATTGGATTAGCGGGGCCGAAGGGAGTGGGTAAGTCAACTTATGCAAATCAACTTGTTTTTGATATGGTATCCGAAAAACCTTGCACTGCTCCTGATCTAGCGAAGATTAGGATCATAAGTTTTGCTACACCCTTAAAGGAGATGCTTGGATGCATTGTTCACCAGGATTACATTGATGATAAGGAAAGGGTTATACCAAACCTTGGTGTATCCGCACGACACTGCTTGCAGACTTTGGGTACAGAATGGGGAAGAAATATACATCCTGATATATGGATCAACATTACGAAGCACCGCATGGAGGAATCAGATGCTAAGATATTTATTATTGATGATGTACGATTTGATAATGAGGCTGAAATGATTTGTGAAATGGGGGGCGAGGTATGGAAGTTGTCCAGATCTGGAGTAAAAGAAGATGACAACCACATATCTGAGTCCGGAATTAGTGACAATTTAATCACAAAAAATGTAAACCTTGACTCCTTGGGTAATGTTACATAGTAAAAAGTGTAACAAATGTGGGTTGTTTTATTTTTATTATTTTTATTAAGTTTTGGCTTTTGGTTACATGTGGGATCTTCAGACAATAATACGAATAAATAATGAAAAGGACTCCGCTGCGCAGGGTGAGCAAGAAACGCCAAAAGGAGATGAAGGAGTACTCGATCCTGAGGAAGGAGTTTTTGGAAAAGTTACCTATGTGCGAAGTGTGTATGAAGGCGAAGACGAGTGATGTGCATCATCGCAATGGAAGAGGAAAATACTACATGGATGTGGGTACCTGGTTATCTGTATGTCGTCCATGTCATGACAAAATTCATAAAGAGCCTAAGTGGGCACGGGAGAAGGGATATTTAGTATGAGTGGTAAATCGGCAAAACACACCAAAGGAGCTTTTGGTGGAAAGCGTGGAAAAGTACAAAAAGCCCAAAGGCTCTGGATGGCGAATAAAGGATTAAGGGATCGCTCTAGGATAAAGAAAGATGAATCTCCTCAGTCTAGTTAACCAGGACGAAGAAGGGTATGTGCTTAAAAACCACATGCTCATGTATCCTGCTGAATGGATGCTAGACCCCGAAATCGCAAAGGCAATATCGCAAGACAAACCTTTGGTCAGGAAGTGCATAACCGAGGGAGTGCCTTCAAACTTATCCCCAGATCAGCTTAGCATACTACCGCATGCCGAGCATAGGGGGCACGATATATACACAATGCCATTATTCAGTAAAGAGTTTGTGGCAATGCTTCAGGATGAGATCAAAAACATCAAGACACATTCTCGATTTGAGGTGAATCCCGACGAGGCAGAAGAAGTGCAAATCGAAGAGTTTGTATTACGATCAAAATGCCCTGGTTGGTACTTATCTATGCTACAATTGTTCTTAAGCCATATAAATGTGGTACTAGGCGCACTATATGGACGTATAATGTCCTCGGGTGTAATACAACTTGCTAACTACAACCCAAGGGGCGTGCAACAGACATCCTGGCATCATGATGGTGATGCGGACTTTACCATGGTTGTTCCTCTTAATACGGGAGACTATGAGGGTGGAGGTACAGAATTTTTTAACAGAGGATCAGTCCCCGCACTACCTAATGGTAATGCTTTAATATTTCCCGCTCAAAGCACCCTGCACAGGGGCATGCCAGTAGAGTCAGGAGACAGATACCTATTGGTATTCTGGATGAGGAGGAAAGATGAGCCCAATTGATTTATTTTTATATGCGATGTTCACAATCGCAGGAGTTATAATACTAGACAAAATACTAAACAAATGAGTGAGGATAAAAAAGAGTTGTCGAAAGACGAAATGAAAAACGTACCTATTGCTGAGGTTTTAATCTCAACAGGGATTCAGTTGGCACAGGAGCGCAATATGTCGCTTGGTGAGCTAGTTGGTCACTATGAGATCGCTAAGATTGAGGTGTACAACCGGATAACTGCTGGGGCGAAAGCTTCTCAACCTTCCGAGCCTGCCGAAGGTGACGACAAGGCGACGACAGAGGACGCTTCCCCAGTCGAAGTCGTGGATAAAGCCTAAACTGAAAGTGTTCGCAAGAACACTCACCATATCCATCAAACTCGTCTAAGTCGACAAGGTGGATATTGTCTGGGTTGGTCAAGCTCGTCAGGAGATACCTGCGGGCTTCCATCCATTCAGTCTTAAGAGCCAACCTTCTTATTTTTAAAGGCTACCTTAGCAAGCTCTAGGTCGGGCGACTTTTTCTGCCACGACTTTGGCTTAGATGCTTTTTTTACATTGTCTCGCATTGTGTCCTTAACGGCACAAAAATTACAGCAACTATTGTTCAATTTTACTTCCTCCATATCTTAGGTTATCTACATGAGAATCAAGCTTATCTACCCTGCTCTCCAGGTGCTGTATTTTCATATCTTGGGTAGCGTCTGCAGGTAATGCGCCGATCTCGCCACGAGGCCATTTTATCCGAAATTCCGAGTTCATTTCGATCTCATGCTTGATCCTAGCATTATCATTTTCTAGCTCTGAAATACTGTTCTTTATGGTAACATACCCATAGGTAAATGTCGCCACCGCTCCAATAGTTTTCAACATAAAAGCGAGGTTCGCCTTTACGACAGAGTCCTCCCCTATTGCCTTGTCGCCACTCATCGCATTGACTTCTTACCACGGCACTTCCACTTCTTTCGGGATAGATCATTTGCGCATGGTGGTTTCTTGCACTTCTTAATGCCAGCAGACCTTGCGCAGTATGCGTCCGCCTTTTTACTCGACGGCCTTATTCTGTCACCACCTCCTTTAGCTTTACCCGCCTGACCATAGGAAACTTTACGCTTCCTACCTGTCTTAGGGTTAGTAACTACTTTTGCGAACCGCTTTCCTTTTGCTGGTTTTGCTGACTTTCTTTTTGGCACTTACTTTTCCTCCTTTTGGTTTTAGGCATTTCCCTGCTTTCCTGCACTTGGCAGGGGTTTTACATGTACTACATACTTTCATAATTAAGCTTTTTTTGTTCGTTTACCCATTCCGACTCTTCGTTTCTGGGCTACTAATTTCTTTTTGTTCTTCCCTACTTGTTTCCAAGTCTTGGGTGTTTTCTTTGAAACTTTCTTGGTAGGACGACATTTC